CTTCACCCCGGGCGATCCGGCGACCGTCGGCATCATCGGCCAGCGCCACCTACTTAAGCTGGCGCTCCGCGCCAATGCGGCGGACACCGTCTCGGTCGACAAGACCAGGATCAAGAAGTCTGACGACCTCACCACGCCGACCGCGGTGACGCTGTCGTCCGTCGGCGATTGGGCGCTTCTCGAGCACCGCGGCGATCACTGGATCGTCATCGCCTTCAAGGCTGGCGTCGTGACGTAATCGCGTGAGGTGTATCGCATCCGCGGCGCGTCTGCCTCTCCCCACTCAGGAACCTTTGCATGTTTGATTTCAACCGCAGTCCTTACGGCTGGTCAAAACGGATCGCCGCCGCACGGACGCGCGACGCGCGTTCGGAAGCCATGGCGCTCGTCAACGCCGAGCGGCACGCCATCATCCGTAAGGGCGAGCTTGCGCGCGAGCTTCGCGCGGGCGACATCGACCAGGAGTCGCATGACGCGCAGGTGAGCGAGATCGACGCGCGCCTCGAGGCGATGCGCGGTCCGCAGCGCGGCCAGTCGGCGCCGCCCGGGTCCGCGCCGCTGGCGTCGTCGCCAGTGTCCACGCCGGCGCCGCTGCCCAACCCAGCGCCTCCGCTCGTACCCACGCCGGCGCCTCCGGCTCCGCCCAAGACGGCCAAGTCGCCGAAGAAGCCCAAGGGCGACGGGCAGGGCCAGCAGCCTCCGCTTGCGAATGCCGATTCGTCCGCCGATTCACCGCCGCTGACGGCGACGGACAGCGACGGAATGATCGTCGAAGACTAAGGACGACCATGACGACGAATCGCCGCGCTCGGCGCGTTCCATCATGGCGCCACCGCCGCAGAAGCGTCGCGGCCGCAATCGCACGTGACTGCACCGACGGCGAGATCGACATCGTCTAGCTCAAGGATTGACCCATGCCGATGGCCTATGCGACGCGCGATGACGTGCTGGCACGCTATCAGGCGGACGTCGTCGAGCGCATCTGTTTCGACAACGACATCGACGAGGCGGATCTCGACAAGCTCGAGCGGGCGCTGGAGGATGCCGCAGCCGAGATCGACTCCTACGTCTCGACTCGCTACCCGGTGCCGGTCAATCCAGTGCCGCTGATCCTGCGCAACATGAACGTCGACCTGGCGCTCTATTCGGCGGCGCTCACCGCCGACAAGCTGTTCGACGAGCTGGCGCGGCGCGCCGAAAACTGGCGCAAGCACCTCGTCATGATCGCGAAGGGCACCGCCGGTCTTGGCGTGCGCGAGGACTCGAGCCCGAGTGATCCATCGCCGGCGGAAGGTACCGGCTTCGGCACCGGCATGTTCGTGCGCTCGAAACGCGTGTGAGCATGGCCGGGATCTTCGACATCAAGGTCGTCGGGCTTGCGCCCGTCGACGGGATGATGGTGCAGCTCGCGAATTTCGGCGGCTCCAAGATGAGCCTGCTGCGGGCGCTCGGCGTCCTGATCCAGAAGCAGCACACCCGCCGCGTGCTCTCCGAGAAGACCTCGCCGGACGGCGCGACCTGGGCACCGCTCAAGGCGTCCACGGTCGAGCGCAAAGGCAACGCCAACATCCTGGTCGAGAGCGGCCGCATGGCGCACGCGTGGTCGCTCGCCTTCGGCGCCGATAGCGTTCGGATGCGCAACACCGCTACCTCGAGCCGCAGCAAAGGCGTGAAGTATTTGCCGTTCCACCAGTTCGGCACGCGCAATATGGCGGCCCGTCCTATGCTGGGCCTCTCGGCGGCGAACGAGCGCGAAATCCACGAGGTCGTCAACGCCTGGGTCGCTCGGAGGATCGGGATCGCCGCATGAGCATCATCGGTTATCGCGCGAAGGTCGCACAGTTCGTCAAGGCGACGTTCCCGCAGCTCAAGAGGGTAGAGACCCACCCGGGCAAATTCACCCTCGACGATCTCGATCGGCTCTGCACGGTGGCGCCGGCCGCCTATGTGGCGATCCTCGCGGCGCCGCCCAAGGGACGGGTCGCGACAGGCCAAGTGCTGTTCAACGTCTGCATCGCGGTGTTCATCGCGACGCGCCACTCGCGCGAGGAGGACGCCGATGAGATTGGCTGGCGCTTTGTGGAAGCGATCGCGGCGATGGCGCAGTACAATGTCTTCAATGACGAGGTGATGCCCGCGACCAACGTCGAGATCGAGAATCTGTGGTCGATCAAGCAGGACAGGCAGTCGTCGTGCATCATGGGCGTGGCCTGGGACGCCGAAATCCTCGTCGGCGCCGACTATATCGCGAAACGCAACACGCTCGGGCCCGACAATCCGATCCTGATCGCGGGCGCCGATGCGACCGGCCGCGCCGGCGGCACCATTGGCGGTGAAGCGCTTACGAGCACGCAGGACAATCCCTGAGGTGACGCATGAGCGAGACCGGTCCATTTCTGGCTGCGCTGCTCTTGCGCAAGGTTGAGGACCTGGAGCGGCGCGTGCGCCGCATGTTCTTCATGGGCTCCGTCACGGACGTCGATCCGGGGAAGCGCCTCGTGCGCGTCGATGATGGTCTCGGCACCGAAGGTGTGCCCAACAAGACCGACTGGCTGCCGTGGGCGGAACTTTCCGGCTTGCTCAAGACCAAGACGCTGCCAAAGGTAGGTCAGCAAGTCGCCGTGCTCTCGCCGTCCGGCCTGGTCGAGCAGGGCCTCGTCATCCCGGGCTATTTCACGGACCAGGATCCGAAGCCCGACGGCGACCAGGACGACTACGTGCTGACCAACGGCAAGGTCAAGATTGCGATCAAGGGGAGCGACTTCACAATCACGGTCGGCTCGACCGAGGTCGAGATCAAGGACGGCACCGTCAACATCAAGGCCGATCAGGTCATCACCGTCGGCAAGACGTATCTCGGCGAGAACGGCAAGGATCAGACGCAGGGCGACAAGGTCCTGACCGAGGCCGGCAACGCCCGGAACGTCTGGTCGCCGACCGAGTAACGAATAAGACACCTTGGAGGGTGCAATGGGGAAGCAAGCGCGTCGCGTCCACGGCGTCGGCCACATGGTCCCGAGGGGCCCGGTGGTGGATTTTATCAAGAGGGGCGACGGATTCTTATACCTCAACTGGTACAAGGACGGAGACGTCGTGCAGCTCACCGAGCGCCAGGCGAAGTACCCGCTGCTCCAGGGCGTCATCGTCCGCAAGCTGGTGGTGGCCAAGCCCGCCGAGGCGTGAGGTGACCCGTGCCAATGATGCTCGGGACCGTGGTCCCGCCGGAGACGCGCGTCGGCACTGATCGCGCGACCGGCAAGCGCATCTACGGCTGGGCGCACGCCGTCCAGTCGATCTGGGATGTACTGATGACGCGGCTCAACACCCGCATCATGCTGCTCGATTACGGCGGCGACAGCCCCGGTCTCATCGACCATCCCGGCAACAAGCAGTCGATCGCGACTTTTTTCTCCGCGATCACGACGGCGTTGCTCAAATGGGAGCCTGGCTTCCGGCTCACCAATCTCGGCATCGCCGACGCGAACACCGACGGCGCGTTCACGCTGGTCATGACGGGCTTGTTCTATCCACGCGGGCATCTCGGCGACTACTCGGTCGTCGAGGACGTCGCAACGCGCTTCATCGTTGCGGCGGGCGAGAATGGCTACGTCTTCACGGGGACGCAAACGCTGACTTGAGGTTGATCCATGGGGGACATGAGGACGCGTTTCTCCACGATCGACCTTACGCAACTCCCGCCGCCGCAAGTCATCGAGGTGCTGGACTACCAGGGGATCTATCAGGCACGCATCACGTTGCTTCAGCAGCTCTGGGCGGCGTTTCAGGCGCAGGACCCGTCGATCCCCGAACTCGACACGCTCGACCTCAACTCCGAGCCGATCGTGATCGTGATGCAGGCGGACGCATACCGCGAGTTGCTTCTGCGCGGCGAGATCAACGACAAGTGCCGGGCGCTGCTTCTCGCCTTTGCGACGGGCGCCGACCTCGACCAGATCGGCGCGACCTACGACGTGGCGCGCCTGCAGGTCGGCACCGATCAGACGACCGGCAGTCCGGGCATTGAGGACGACGACCGCTTTCGCCGGCGCATCCAGCTTGCGCCCGATGCGTTCTCTACCGCGGGTCCGTGGGGCGCCTATGTTTTCTGGGCGCTCACTTTCGACGCTTCGATCCTCGATGCCAACGCAGTCGCGCCCGCCGTCGGCGGGGTGCCGAATGGCTTCGTCAGTGTCTACGTCGCGGCCGCCAACGGGC